AATTGCGCGCTTGGCCGCTGAGATCGGCATCATGTCAATTGCCTTATCTAGAATATCTTTAGTTACTGATTGCACAGCAGCTTTTTTAGCCATCGTGGCCATTAAAATGCCCAACACTTTATCGAGGGGTGCCCCCTCGATTATAAGTTTTCCGGAGGCCTCGATAATGCCGGCCATACGATACATGGCGTCCTCTACTGGCCCTTTAAGCAAATCACTCAATACCTTTGAAGCTTTTGAGGTTTCAAACACAACTTTCTTCATAGTTCTTAAAGCAACTTCTCCAGCCTTGGGAACAGACGTTACCGATTCTATGAGCGCTTCGTGTTGTTGTTTTGCTGAAACTGTATTCCTGGCGGCGCCATCTCGCATTTTGGATTGTGTGCCCAAAAATTCGTCAAGAGACTTACCGCCCTCTTGAGTCATTTTTGCGTACATTTTCGCGAATACAGTGTCATTCATATCAACGACGCGCTGTGCTTCATGTTCCGCTAACCCCATTCGGTCTGCAAGAGCTATTTTGTGGTATTTGTCCAGAGCACCAAAACTACCGACACTCTTTTTTACAGCCTCGCGTATCTTTATTATCCTTTCAGATTCAGTCATATTGATGAGTTGTAATGTGGTGAAATACGGACCTCTCAATATTTCATTCAGACTGCTGGCGCTTTCGGCTGCCTGGTCGAATTCATTAAATTTCCCGGCGGCAGTCGTTAAACTTTTCATCGAGACTCCAGCTGCCGAAGCAATCACTTGAAGTTCTTGAAAAACTTTTACTCCCTTTTCTCGACCATGCATCACGACGATATCCATAGCGTCTTTAAACTTGCTACTTATCGTCTCAGATGTTTCACCCGTTGCTCTACGCAAGAGCAACATTTTTAATGCTAATTGTTCTGTATCTCCTACAATATCAGTTGACCCGAAGGTTTTGCTCGTGAGGTCTAAAGTATTGGCAAATTCCGCGCTATCCGTTCCTACCCTAGCAAGCTTAATTGAAAGTTCAGCTAAAGAATCAACTTGTTTTTTGGTGCTTTCATCATTTTGAGTCATCAAAAACCCAGCTGTTCGGGAAGATTTATAAAGGTTTTCGTAGGTTTGTTGAACTTCTGTGTTGGTGCTCCCAAGATATTGCGTGGCCTTTTGTACTTGGCTATATCGCTCAGTTAAATCGGAAATTCCACCAGCATTTCTACTCACCAATGCATCAGTGTTTAATAGTTGCCCGCTCAGCTTTCTGAAGCCAATATTACTATCTTCCAACGACGCCTGTAGTTCTATAGCTGAGTTGGTAATGCCTTTGACACCCTCTTTTAACTTCTTGGCATTGAGAGCTGCCGCACCTGCGATTTTGCTCCATGCCAAAGCGCCTCTCGCAGCGGCTCCAACGGTTTGAGTGTTCGCCTCAAGAGACGTATTGGTTTCAGTCAGCTGATCTGCAAGCCCTTTTTGCGCTGCAGTTTGGCCTTCTACTGCTTTTGTGTGGTCTTTGGTCGCAGTTGTGGCTTTACCAAACTCATCAGTTTGTTCAGCAATCGGCGTTTTTTCTTCTTCTGATTTAGGGGGAGCCTTGCCGGTACCTGTTTTTGTGGGATCAGCCATAATATAAGTTTCTCCAATTGTTATAATTAGTATTGTGGGCGGGTTTTATTTTGATTGAGGGTGTAAAGAGTCTTCAGAGGATTTATTTTCTTCTTCTTTTTGTTTAGCAAAGCGCTCAAAAAACCAATTTCGGAGACCAATTGGTAAACTATACATTTCCGCCAAACTCCAGTTCCCATAATATTTCATTAAAAAGAACTGTTCGTAGAGGCTTTCCATGTATTCATGACTTAGGCCAAAAAAAGTCCACATTGAGAGGCACCTCCACGAACCCCTCGTGAGTACAATTAGTACAGTTAAATTGATGTTGCATGTCTAAAGATGGAAGTAAAACATCGTACATGTTACGAATATGACGTGAGTGTCGAATTGGAAGTGTATTAACAAATTCATTAATTTGTGCCCTCTCGGTAATACTATTTACTGACACGATTATAAGACGTAAAAAATCGCTGGTCATACTTTCTGGGAAATTATTCTTCCTCTTATGTTGTGCTGTTTCTACTAATTTTTTTTCATCGAGACCATCTAAGTGTTTTACCTCGACTGCATATTCCACAGAAGGTAAATTAATAATAAAAGTATTATTTTCTGTCTTTTGAATATTGTTTTCTTCCATAAAGCCTGAAGGCAATTCCCTTCCCTTTAACGTACTTAAATCAAAGGAAAAATCGCTGTTTGTACCGCATAAAGGACACTCAAAGGTTGTTTCATACCGCTTTCCATAACTATGCGCTCGAACACCAATAATAATTGCATTTTTATCACCCACCAGCAAAGCGTCTGGAATAATATTTTTGTTTACAATCACGCTTTGTAACATCTTATCCAATGCCACTCCCTTTTCAATAAGAGAGTGAGAAGTTAAGATATCTTCTTCTCGCGTAGTCATGTGAGTTATTTCTATCGTCTCTTTATTGTGGAGAGGATGATCTGGAGGATAGAATTTACCTTTACTTGGTAAATCAACCAACTCTGTTGGAACTATAAATTTTAAACCAGTTGGGTTAGAATTTGTGGGAGCATGCGATACTGGCGCATGCATCCTATCTTCATTTGACCTTGCCATAAACACCTCTTTTCTTAGTCAATAGTAATTATAACATTTTTAAAAAATTAAGTTAAATTTAAAAATCACCACCCGCAATTACGTCCACTTGTAGCGGCATAAGGGAAGCCTAAAGAGCCAACAGCTGCATTTACCTTCTCTTCTAAATCGGTGTACTGCCATGAATTGGGACCAGCTTTTTGATAACTAAAGTGTTTATATGCGAATATCAAAGAAACCGTAGCAATACCGCCGCCGAAACCGCCGCCAGTATAATTAAAGTCTGAAAAGTTAACATCTTTAAGGAGAGGTTGATGAAAAGACCAAGTGCCTGCAATTCTACTACCGTTAATATCTCTGCCGTTATTTAGTTCATGCACATTAATAACCGTTGGGCTCCCTTTTAAGTAGGCTTCCATATATTTATTAACATTGTCATTTCTTTTATATTCAGGACTAATCATGGCATCACTTTCGAAAGTGTGGGTTCTCCCCATAATAGTCAAAATATTATATATATGCGCACTTGTGTCCGGACCTTCGGGAGTGCCCATGTCAACATCAACCAATGTAACATTGAACGTACCAACATCAAAGTCATTAGAAGGATAATTTACCAATGCTGTGTGGCCGCTTTTCAATTGATATTTACTGTCACTGGTCGCTAAAGTAATCTCAGGGCGGTTAAAACGAGTAGCTAGAAAAGATGGAAATTGTGAACCAGGAGGACCACCAAATAATATATCACTAAATTCCACCAAAGCTTGCCAATCAAACTTGGGTCTTAATTTACTGTCATTCCAGAAGGACCAAGTAGCCATAATTAATTTCTCTAACTAATTCCGCCAGGGGCGCGATAAGTAGCTATAGCGTCTTTTTGGTCTTGACCAGTAGACATAATAGGCTTGAGGGGGCCGCCAGCAGATTCGGGATTACCTTCGTATTCAGCCCAATCATATGAAATAGTAAATTTTACATCAGTTAAAGCATCTGCTGTGTAATTTAAAGTTGCACCAAAAGTTACATCCTTAATCCACGCATTGAACAAGGTCCATGTTTCTACGGGAAAACCTTCAGCATCTATTTGGATGATACGAGGCTGACCGAGCGCCTCCACTGAAGCCTTTTTGCTTAAAGATAACATGGCATCTTGTTCACTAGCTGGAAGCGCATAGCCAGAAGCCTGAAGAGTTTTTACCATAATTGCACTTGCGTCGGGAAAAACAGGGTCTACTAAAGTAATCACAATATCATTCCAAGTCACTATCCCCGGGTATTTAAATGTATGACCTAAATACTTATGTGTTGCTGCGCCCACCTGCATCTTAGGCTTAGCTGCAGCCTTAACCGTATAGGTATTAATATTCGACAAACTCAAAATCCATCGATATTGTCGTTTTGGTTCAATTTGATTTGAGTTCCAAAAATTTGCCATTACTTTAGTCTCCTTCTATTAATAAATAGATTCAAATTAAATTTTTAATCCTCAAAAGATGCCCCCGAAGATGCAATTACGAAATCAATAGCAATATATTCGATGGCACGTGCCGGTTTAATGAATATTTTTGCATACATAATATTTCTATCTATCAAATCAGGTGTAGTCGTTGACTCATCTAAAATTAATCGATAATCAGTAATGCCCAAACCTGCTTTGACATCGTTGAGGAACGGTTCAACTTTTGATTTAAATCTATTCCATGTTGTCTGCACATTTTGATCGAACAAAATCGTTGCAGAGAATCTAGATATTTGCTTCTTAAGGTAAATAACCAAACGGCGGACATTAATTCTATCAAGTGCGGATGGAGTTAATTGCAAAGTCTTTTGACCAAAAATTACAATACCCTCTGCAGGGAAAGTCGCAATTGGATTAACACGGGCCTCATAGAGCCTGTCTCTTTCTTTTGCGGTTAATCGTTGTCTAACGCCCACTACCGGTATACCAGCAGCCTGATTAGCGCTTAAGCCGCCTCTTGTAAATCCAGCTGGTGCAAACCAAAGTTGTGCATTTGATTGGGCATAGGACATTGCACCAAGTGCTGCTACTGACGGGGGCGCCCATAATGTAGCTCCATTGATGGTATCTCTAATTTGCACCCATGGATAATAAGCACATCCATAACTACTGTTAGGAGTAAAAGATGTCTTGAGATTATTGACGGTTTCCGATACACTTCCTCTACGCGTGTATTCATCGTCAGCATTTTCAGTATTTGGCGTGTAGCCACCTTTAAGGTCTATTATTGCTAATGCATCTCCGCGACTTTCACACATACGAACTAATGCTTCATTTAGTGTGTTGTTTGTTAACCCGGGTACTGCGATCAAATCATATTCGACGCGTTCCGGATCTCTCACGGAATCCATTGCAACAAGAAGAGAATTATAAGCGTAACTGGTGGTTTTGCTTTTCCCCTCTAAATCAGTATTGTTAAATGGATCTCGTTCTTTGATATCTAAACCATCGGTGCCTCCATGAAGGCATGTAGTAAAACTATCAAAGCCACCTTGGAAATCTAAATCCAAGATATTTTCGTAAGAGGCCGTTGCAGGCCCTGCTGTTGTTGCATCAGCCGATCCAACGTGAGCAGTATACGAGAGGCCCGCGACGCGCGAACCAGATTGGTATACAGCATCAGTGGCATAAGAGCCGCTGTACGAAGACGAGGTAACTGCTTCATTCCTAACGTCGTCAAGAGAAAAGTACCAAGAAGTTTCAGTATATTTTGAATTAGCATCAACGCCACTAATATCCTGTGCTTTTGTTCTCAACACATCAAACACACTAGGATTAAATCGGGTGCTATTGTAGGTGGTGTCGACCCCGAAAAAGATATCAGTTGGATCTGATACCTCAAGCGCGCTTGAATTCAAACGCAATCTCAAACTCGGGAAAATTGCCTTCATAGCCAGTTGAGTACCTTCTGAGGAAGTTTGAAATGTACCATCGCTTATTTCATGTATTGGGTTCTGGCTTCCGGAAACAATAAAAGAGCCTGAAGAACCGACCGGTTGAGAAGCCTGACTGTCGAAAGTGCACAAGCGACTTCCGGAATTTGCAAAAGACAAATATCGTGGAGGGCCCAACACACCGTATGGTAAGAAAATGGGTTGTGTATCACCTCTTCCTACTTCTTCATTCATTGATACACGTATATAATTTGAATTGTTGGCGAAATCCCCGAACTGTCTATAGCGCCTGTCCGAATCAGACCACTTTTCATATTTACTGCCGATTTTTAAGGCAACATAATTGTCAGAAGCGGGATTGAGATTGCAGCCATTATATTGTTCCAGTATTTCCATATTAGAATCTATATCTTTTACATTTCGCACCAAAACAGTAAACGTTCCGTACGGATTTTCAGGATCTGAGCTAACACGTAAATTGGTGATAGATACTTTAATTTTACGCTGTGTTTCTTCACCTGCATCCCTGGCGCAAAAGCGGAAAAGTTCTTGCATATTTTCTGGAGAATAGGATGCTGTATTGGTGCTGGTGTCCTGTGAAATAAACCAGCCAGTTTTAGCAACCGCACCTGCTGGACTCTTAGTGCTGCTCATCTTGAAGTCGCCCCCATCAATGGTATTGTTGGGAGTCCCAAGTTTAAGTATAACGCCGTACGTTAGTGAGGCATCAGATCCACTTATTCCGCTTGAATTATTTTTAAATGTGGTCAAATTTCCTTCATAGCTTTCCCCCAGCCAGTAATTTAATCCAGCATCGGATATATCGCTATTGGTTAAGGTGGGATTAGTGTTAAATACCTTTCTAATAAAACGCGGGGATGTCGAAGTGAAGTTGAAAGCAGAATTAATCTTTATATCATCTTCAGCGGTGCCGTATATTACTACTTTAAAAGTGTTATTGGAATCGACTGCTTGAATTGGAGTCGCAAAAGAAGCGGTGTACGTGGTTGAACCCGTATTAATCGTTGCTCCGGAGAGGGCAATTGCACCCTCGTTTATATACCATACAGCGGCAAGAGTACCTGAAATATAGCTGGAAGAAGTGATCGCAGGCCATGAACCAGTGACCTGTTGAATAGCACCAGATCCTTCAAAAACAAAAAGACCGAAGGCACCGCCATTGTCCGCAGGATCATCCGAGCTAGCATCTGTTTTGGTAGTCTTCCAACCGGCTAATGCATTGTTCGTGGCGCCATCGGCTGTAGCGTCTGTATGTGTTTGACCTAACAGTCTCACAACGGTGACAGGAGAATTGTTTCTAAACCATGCTTGAGCAGCATACGCGGCATATGTAGGAGCGGTATAATTACCATCGCGCCACACATCTCCACCCTGGCCGCCAGGAATTGGATTCCCAAAAATATCGATATACTCTGAAAAAGAATTAACTTGTATTGGTTTCAGACCGGGGCCTTGAAGTGTCCTACCAATGAC